ACTTTTAGAAAGTGTAAAAACTGAAAAGTTATCATTGGCCTTTGACAAATATCTGCCAGCGGTGATGGAAGGCAAGGCACAAACTAAGGCACCTAAACAGGCACTAAATGAAAGTAAAGAAGTTACAGGCGACAAGCCTAGCAAACCAATCACTGCCGAGGCCGGTATTGATAATTTAATTGACATCCGCAAACTAGCGGGTCTTAAGATTTAAGGAGATGACAAGATGTCCGTATTGCTAAACGAAAAATGGCAAGAAACCAAAGAGGCCCTGCTAGAAGGGTTACAAGGTCACAAGCGTAGCGTCATGGGCGTTACACTTGAGAACACTCGCAAGTATCTTGCAGAAAGTGCAACAGCTGGTTCTACCAGTGCAGGTAACGTTGCAACCCTAAACCGTGTGATCCTTCCAGTGATCAGACGTGTTATGCCGACTGTTATTGCTAACGAAATCGTTGGTGTACAGCCAATGACTGGTCCAGTTGGTCAAATCCATACACTACGTGTCCGCTATGCTGACAGTGGTGATGGTGTTACAGCTGGTGATGAAGCACTAAGCCCATTCAAGATTGCTGCTGCTTACTCTGGAAACAACACAGATTCTACCCCTAAAGCGAATAGTACTGCTGCTTTAGAAGGATCACCAGGTAAGCGTATGAGCATTCAAATCTTGAAACAAGCTGTTGAAGCCAAAACACGCAAACTAAGCGCACGTTGGACTTTTGAAGCTGCTCAAGATGCACAAGCTCAACAAGGTATTGATATTGAAGCAGAAATTATGGCTGCATTAGCACAAGAAATTACTGCTGAAATTGATCAAGAAGTTCTAGCAAGCCTACGCAGTTTAGCTAGTTTAGGTTCTACCTATGACCAAGCTGCTGTTAGTGGTACTGCTACTTTCGTTGGTGACGAACACGCTGCATTAGCTGTTCTAATCAACAGAGAAGCAAACAAAGTTGCACAGCGTACACGTCGTGGTGCTGCAAACTGGGCAGTTGTTTCTGCTGAAGCCCTAACAATTCTTCAGTCTGCTACAACCAGCGCATTTGCACGTACAACAGAAGGTACTTTCGAAGCACCTACAAACACTAAGTTTGTTGGTACATTGAACGGTGCTATGCGTGTTTACGTTGATGGTTATGCTGCTGATGGTACAGGTGTACTAATTGGTTACAAAGGACCAAGCGAGGCAGATGCTGCTGCATTCTATTGCCCATACATCCCTCTAATGAGCTCTGGCGTTGTGCTAGATCCAGCTACATTTGAGCCAGTTGTAGGCTTTATGACAAGATATGGCTATGTTGAATTAACCAACACAGCATCATCTCTTGGCAATGCTGCTGACTACCTAAGCGAAATTGGCATTACAACTGCCAACGTTAGCTTCCAGTAATTTAATTACTGAAACAAAAACAAAAAGCCCCAGATTTTGGGGCTTTTTTGTGAGTAAATAGTAATATGGAAGATTATCAAATATCTAACAGTACTGAATGGAACAATGTTCGAATCAAACTAGAAAAAAGTAGAAAAAATCTTTCTATGTTTAAAGAAGATGTGGATAGAATGCTCTATTCAATAGATACTGAAGTTAAAAAATTAGGAAATTTAGAAGTTATTGCTAGAAATAAAAAATCAAATAGTTGTATAATTGCAGCACAAACACAGCTAGATTTAGTAAATCAAAGAATCAAAAATTTTAACAAATTTTATATGATAGCACTGATGTCATATACTTAACTGACAAACAAGCAGATAAATATCATATAAGGAAAATATTATGCCATCCATAAAAGACGTAAAAAGAGTATCCGGAGATCATCATATACAAACAACGAATGACATCCATTTAGAAACACAGTTTTCTACTGGAAATAACGGCACTGTATGGATTTATGGTAATCTTAATGTTATTGGTACCACAACAACTATTGAATCAAATGAACTAGTAATTGGTGACAAAATACTAGTTTTAAATAAAAATGAACAGGGGCTTAATAACGGAGCACTGGCAGGAGTTAGCGGAGACGGCATATCCGGACTATCCATAGCTAGGGGAGGTCCATCAGCACCAAATGAAAATGCAAATTTAGTATATAATCAAAATAAAAATTGGTCTTACGGAGGTAATACAAATTCTGGAATGTGGGAATTTTTAGTAGGTCCTGCTACTGGAGGTATTGGAAATCCTTCGGGTATAACAATTTCGGCAATTAGAACTGGAAGCTCTAACAGAGATTTAAGTTTATTAGGAGCAGAAAATCCTAGCGCCACAGTGACTTTATCTGGTGTTTTAAACTATACTTCTAGAATTGTAAACAGAAATAATCCTGATGACGTACCAAACAAAGGATACGTTGACTATGCTATTGAAGGTCAGCCTGACAGAAGAAGATTGCAATTAAATTATAGAAACAATCTAAATATTTTAGTTCAAGATCCAACGAACTATTTAGAACTAGTAGATGTAGCGGTTCCTGGTTATGCAGGAGTAGTAGAACCTCAGCTTCGAATGGGTATAGGCGGTAATCAATGGGTAACGGCTTACAACAATAGAATCATTATTGGTGATATTAAAATTCTTGATAGTAATGAAATTACTATGGAAGCACCAAATACTTCTATGATACTTTCTACTAACCCATCAGGTGGTACAACACAAAACCCAAGTGTAGAATTACATACATCATTAAGTTTAAAAATTGATACAGTATACGACGAACCAACATCTAGTGGGACTGCTGTTAAGATATATTCTCGAACAGAAGGAAATGGAAACACTGGAATTTATTTTGTAAATAGTAATAACAGAAGAGACGAATTACCAAGTAAACGCAGAAGTTTTTTTGCTAGTTTAGTCCTTTAAGGAAGAATAATGATCACAGCAACTAATATATCAACAACCAATCAAACAGACGTTTTTATTGCAGGGGAAGAAAGTGCAATAACAACTTTAATTATTTGTAATCATGATGCAGTAACAGATGCGACCATTAATGTTTGGGTAGTACCTGGAACAGGTAATCCAAGATTACCAGGTACCACAGCAGTGCAACATCAAATTTTAAAAGATTTAAGAATTGTTGCCAGCGACACTTTTGTTATGGATATGGAAAAACTAGTATTAGACCTACAGGACAAAATAGTAGTGCAAGCAAGCATTGGAAACGCAGTCAATGTAGTCGTAAGTAGCATGGCGATAGAATAATGAGATTTATTAAAAGAAAAAACATAGATACGTATCTGCCAAAGAGTCAGAGATTTTCTGTTGAAAACGATGGCAGAGCTATCATAGATACTAATAAGAGTCTAACACTACCAATTGGTGATAACACTGAACGACCAGGCACAGGTGTGCCTGGTATGATAAGGTATAATGACCAAATAGAAGATTTTGAAGTCTTTACTTCATATGCCTCTTGGGGTTGGGAAAAAGTTAGAACAGATAGACCTAGTGACATCACTATATCGAACATTGGTACAGGTCAAGGCGATGGCACGGTTGCAACTATCAGTGTTTTAAATTCTGGATCAGGGTATGATCCACTGAACCCGCCAACAATAACTATTGGCAATCCGGACATTGGTACCGATAATGCAGTGATCGGAAATATTACTATTGTTGCAGGACAAATTACAGCCGTAGCAGTTGCAGATTCAGGAAGCGGTTATATCTCAGTACCAACAATTACAATATCAGGCGGAAATCAATCAGCACAACTACTAGTACAATTAACTGGAACTTTAGAATATCTATTACCAGTCATACCAGTGAATAGTCAAGGTAATTTAAGTGCAACCAATGTTCAAGTATATGTTGAAAACGTATACCAATTACCAGGAATTAACTATACATTGGTTCTACAGTCAGGCAATGCATATGTTAGATTCGATGCACCTGTTCCATTTGGAAAACCAGTATACGCAATATACGGGTTTGATAGGTAAAGGATTGTAAAATGAGTCAGGGAATTGGGCGAATTTCCGGATCATTATTAAAAGACAATCTTTTAAGAAATGGTGTTGATCTCAGTTTCGAAACTGATTTACTCTACCTAAACGTCAATGATGATAGAATTGGTATACAAACTTCGTCTCCTGCTAGATTATTAGAAATCGAAGGCAGTACCAAAACTACAGATATAATTGTTGACAATTATATCAAAGTAACATCTAATGTTATATTCGACACAGTCAGTAACATTACAACTGATTTAGGAATATTATATTTAAATTCTAATGCGACCGTAAATGCTCCAGGGTTATCTACAGATAAAATATTAATCAATAATAATAAAATATCTGTAACAACTACTGATACTGATTTAAATCTAACTCCGGCAGCTACTAAAAAAATAATCATTAATAGTGATTTAGATGTAGACGCAAATTTACACTCTACAGGAAATATTACTCTTGGCGGAACAATTACTTTAGGATCTGACTCAACAGATCAAGTATTAATTTCTTCAGATGTAGCCAGTAATATAATTCCAGATTTAGACAATACGTATGATTTAGGTTCTGACATTGCTCCAACTCCTAAAAGATGGGGTGAAGTTTCTATCAAAGACATTACAGCAAATAATGTTTACACTAGAAATATCACTGCTGGAGGTTTAAATCTAACATACAATTTTAGTAATACATTATTTGTTTCAACAAACGGTGACGATCTTTTAAATCGAGGTAATATTTTTGTATCACCTTATAGAACATTAACAAAGGCTCTATCTGAAGCCAGTTCTGGTGATACTATAAAAATAATGCCAGGTACTTACCAAGAAATTTTTCCATTAACTGTGCCTGAAGGAGTAAGCATTATTGGAGAGAATTTAAGATCAGTTACTATAGTTCCTACTCTTGCTACAAAAAATAATAACGCATTTCTTTTAAATGGACAGTCTACAGTTAGTAATTTAACAGTGGCTAACTTTTACAGTCCTGGACATGCATTTAGTTTTGCTTCTGGAATGAATGTAACTAGCAGAAGTCCGTATGTACAGAATGTTTCTGTTATAACACAAGGCAGTGTAACTACAGTCGATGATCCTAGAGGATTTAATCAAGGCGATGCCGGTAAAGGCGCATTAGTTGATGGTAGCGTAGTATCTGCAACTTCTAATGAAGCTAGTATGTTATTTCATAGTGTTACATTTATTACTCCTGGAGTCAACGCACTTACTGTAACAAATGGATCAAGAGTAGAATGGTTAAGTGGTTTTACATATTTTGCCAACAACGGCATATATGCAACACAAGGAACTCTAGGATTCGCAGGACAAGGTGTTAAATTTGGTGCAGAAATTCGTAGTATCGCATCTGCTAATGTGTATGGTAAGAATGGTGTTGTAGCAGACGGTGCAGATGTTTTAATATATTTGATTAATCATAATTTTGGATATGTTGGTACTGACGAATTCAAAGATAACGATCAAACTCAAGTTATACAAGAAAATGAAGTTATAGAATTAAATTCAGGAAAAATTTATTACTCTAGCCAATCTCAAAATGGTGATTTTAGAATAGGGAATAGTTTTTATGTAGACTTTACAAAAGGCAATGTTGAGTTTCCCAACTCTAATGTGATTTTTGATGATCTTAGTACAATATTATTTGAAGGTACCGGCGAAAATAGACTGATATTAAAATCAGGATCTATAGAAATAGGTGATATTAGAATCTCTGATAACACTATAAGAACTCTAAGTAGTGATTTTAATTTTGATAGTTCTTCAGGAGAAATAAATCTATTAGAAAATACATTTTTAAATGGAAATATTGGAATTACTGGCAATTTTCAAACTGACGGAACGATATCTTTTGGCAATCAATCTAGTGATACCATAACCTTTAATACAGAATTAGAGCAGAATTTAGACCCAAAAAACAATAATTTATATAATATAGGAAGCGATTTAAAGAGATGGCAGGACATTTGGTCAGTATCTTTAGCAGTTACTGATATAAAATTTTCATCAAATATTATAGAAACTACTGTTACAAACAGTAATATGAATATAGATTCAAACGGTACTGGATCTATTAAATTAGAAGAATTATTGTTTAAAAATTCTAATATAAGATCTCTAAATTCTGCAGATATTATATTCGAACCAGCAAGTACGAAAAGTCTTATCATTAATAAAACTAATGCAGTTAAAATACCAAGTAACACTGCAACACTTAGCTTAACTGGACAATTGAAACTTGAATCGACTAGTGGGTATTTCCAAGGATTTAGTAGTGATCTAGTTAACTTAGGCGGGGTATATTCCAAGGACAGAAACACTAGATTTTTTGCTCATCCTACAGATAATACTTTTAGATTTGTAGCAAACAACTCTGAAACAGCACAATTGTCAGCTACTGGTTTAACAGCTATATTATTAAATTTTGGCGATGTTACAATTAATAATAATTTAATACAGTCGTCATCTACCTTATCTTTTTCGTCAGGGTCAGTAAATGCCAGCAGTCTAACTTTTTCGGGAGGTTCTATAGCTGCTCCCCAAAATTCTACTCTTACTTTAGTAACTGGCGGAACTGGTTTAATATTGAAGATCTACAAGTTGAAGCATATAACGGAACTGTTTGGGTTCCTGCCGGAGGCGTCGCATCAGAAGTTGTTACTCAAGAATACGTAGAGGAACAGATAACTTTCTGGAGCTTGATTGTCGGTTAATCCTAATTTAAACTAAATAATACTAATGTAAAGTTGGACCAAAAACTTTACAAATCAAACTGTGGTAAACCCGCAATGTAAGGTGGTTAACCGTGAAACACGGGGTAAGGAGTGAACTATGGCCGTTGGTCGAATTTCCGGTCCGTTACTCAAGGCGAATCTGCTCCGTAATGGGGTCGATCTGGCATTTGAGACGGATCTTTTATACTTAGATGTTAACAATCTCCGCATTGGTATAAAGACCAATAACCCTACTCATGATTTACACGTTGACGGAACCACAAGAACACAGATATTAGAAGCAACAACATCTGCCGTTGTAGGACAAACTACAATTTCTGGCAGTACAATATCCACAACAAACAACCAACTTAATCTATCGCCTGCTGGAACAGCAGCAGTAGTCTATCAGAAAAAAGCTGTAATTGACTCTATAGATTTAGAAAATAATTCTATAACAGTAAATCAATTAAACACTGATCTAGAGTTAGAAGCCAACGGAACGGGCAAAGTAAAAGTATTTTCGGATATGTTAGTGAATGGAAACATTCACGCAACTGGTGATATCACTGCTGATGGAAACATTGTTATTGGTGATTCAGACACTGATAGTATCAATTTCGTTGCAGATGTAGCCAGCAATATTATCCCTGATGTTACTGATTTTTACAATTTAGGTTCTCCTTCTAAACGATGGAAAGATCTCCATGTAGATACAATAAGATCAGACACACTGATTTTAATAGATGATTTACAAGTTGACGGTGTCAGCTTAGATACTAGACCAGGAAATATGTTGTTTGTAGGCACTAATGGTGATGATACACTTAGTGGCACACATCAAAATGATCCGTTTAGAACCGTTAAACACGCACTAAGCCAAGCAACTTCTGGTACTACAGTTTTAATATACCCTGGAGTTTATCAAGAAATTTTTCCTCTTACCGTACCAGCAGGAGTTACTTTAAAAGGTGTGGGTTTACGCAGTGTAAAAATTACTCCTACTCCAGCAACTCTAGACAAAGATGCAATTTTGCTCAACGGTGAAACAACTATTGAAGATTTAACTATTGCTGATTTTAGATTTAATTCTGCAAATAACACAGGATACGCATTTAAGTTTGCCAGTAATTTTACTGTTACGTCCCGTAGCCCTTATATTAAAAACATTTCTGTCATAACACAAGGAAGTACTACTACCAGTTTAGATCCAAGAGGCTTTTTATCTGGAGATGCAGGTAAAGGTGCATTTTTAGACGGTAGCATTGCAACTGCAGGATCAAAAGAAGCATCATGCTTATTTCATAGTGTGACCTTTATATGCCCTGGAGCGGATGCTATAACAGCAACTAACGGTGTTAGAATTGAGTGGTTAAATTCGTTCACATACTTCGCAGAAAAAAGCCTTTATGGTTACAGTGGGTCAACAGGATTTGCAGGACAAGGCAAAACATCGTTAAGATTAGAAAATTTAGTAGGCACTATTGCTGCTGGCGACATACTAACTTATTACGATACTGACGGAACAACTGTTATAGCTACAGCTAATGTTGACAGTGTTGCGCCAGATGGAAAAATATTTTTAAGCGGCAAGGCTACAGGGTTCGTTACTGCTGAGGAAAGAGGCGGAAAAACTATTATAGCCAATGGCGACGCAAAATTAAGTCAAAGCATCAAAAAATTTGGATCCGCAAGTTTGTCATTAGATGGTACAGGCGACTATGTCACAGTACCAAGCACAGCAGATTTTAATTTTGGCACCGGGGACTTTACAGTTGAAGGATGGGTTTATAGAAGTGTTGGAGGAGTTCAAGTAAGTTTATTTGATTTTAGAACCGCGTTATCTCAAAGCGCACCTTGGGTACTCATCACTAGCGGCGGAACATTAACATATTATGTTAACGGTTCTTCAAGGATATCTGGAGCCGGGGGAATAACTGCTGGATCATGGTATCATGTGGCAGTTTCAAGAAATAGCGGAAATACAAGATTATTTGTAAACGGAAATCAAATTGGAATAACTTGGGCAGATACTACAAATTATATCCAATCACCGTTAACTATCGGTGCTAGATTTACAGGAGCATTAGAATTTTTTAACGGATATATTGATGATTTAAGAATTATCAAAGGAGTTGGTCTTTACACAACTACCTTCCCAGCGCCAACTACTCGAGCATTTGTTACACCTGAAACTGTATTAATGGCTCGATTTGATGGGGCAGACAACTCAACTGTTTTTGAAGACGATGTTGTTTACACACAAGATATTAGATCAAACAATGGCGCTACAGCTACAAAAATTTCCTTAACTGATTTTAGTGATTTTGGGGTAGAAGTTCGAAGCATTGCCAGCGCATCAATATATGGTGGGTCAGGAGCAGTAGGTAATGGTGAAGGCGTAGTAATGTACTTAATTGGCCACAATATGGCCTACGTCGGAACACAGTATAGAACTGATAACGATAACACATATGTTGTACAAGCCAACGAAGTAATAACATCAAATAACGCAAAAATATATTATTCCAGCGTAGATCATAAAGGTGATTTTAGAGTTGGTGATTTATTCTATGTGGATCAAGCTAATGGAACTGTAAACTTTACTTCGGCCACATTTAATCTCTCCAGCACTCAAGGAATAACTTTAGTTGATGGATCAAATGTTACGTTCTTAGATGGAAATAAGATTGAGACAGGAAATTTAAGATTATCTGGCAACACTTTAGAATCTATCACTGGCGATATTAATATTGATGCAGCGTCTAGTCAGATTAATATGAACACTAACGTTAATATTTCTGGCAATTTAGATGTTACTGGAAATGTTACAATTGGTGGAAATATTATTATTGGTGATCAAAACACTGATAGTATTAATTTTGTAGGTGGAATAACTAGTGATCTAATTCCTAATGCTAACAATACATATGACATTGGTTCAGACCCACTTAGATGGAAAGATGTTTATGCTTATCAACTAAATGTAGGCAATTTAACAGTTACCAATAACAACATCACCACCCCAGTAACCAATGGAAATATAGAAATATCTGCCAATGGTACTGGATTTCTGTCTATAGATAATTTAGAAATACAAGATTCAGAAATACGTTCTATATCAAATTCAGACATTACTCTAACGCCAAACGGTTCAGGAATGGTAGTAATTGATTCTACAGTTAGCTTAAAAATTCCTGTAGGAATTTCTAATGATCGTCCACTGACTCCTCAAAGCGGAATGATTAGATTCAATTCTACTTTGAATAGATACGAAGGTTATAACGGCACATCTTGGGTATTTTTAGATGGCATCAGTGATTTAGATGGAAACACATATGTAACAGCAGAATTAACCCCGGGAGCTAATGATAACACCATTAGATTCTATGCTGATGGTAACTTGGTAGCAAACGTAAATCAAAATGGTTTTACCATTCCTAAAATAAATGTCGACGATATTGTAATTGACAATAATTCTATCAGCAATACTGCATCTAATACGTTAAGTATACAGACCACTGGAAATGTTACTATTAACAATTTTTCTCTAAGTGGAACCACGATTACAAATACGGTAAATAACAGTATAACTTCATTCGTGACCACTGGAACAGGATATTTCAGTGTTCCAGGAACAGGAGCAATGGTAATTCCGTCAGGCGTTAGCATTGATAGACCAGGAACCGCAGTAGTCGGAATGATGAGATTTGATACGATTAATAATCGATTAGAAGTTTACGATGGACTTAATTGGATTTCAGCAGCAGGATCAGCAGTAGGTATTACAAGACCTGAAGCAGAGGATATTGCAGTCGGAATAGCACTTATATTTGGATAAAAAATGGCAACATATTTAAGAACAACTGTTAGTACAAATATTGGAACTTCACCAGTGAACGTAGTAACTGCCGGAGCAAACAGCAGACTAACTGTTATTGGCTGCAACTTAGCTAATAAGGTCGCAGAAAATATTAAAATTGATGTATTCGTAATTGCAGCTAATGGTACTTCTGGATATTATATTAAAGGGTTAATTATACCAATGAATGCCAGTATTAAATTAATTACCAACGGGGAAAAATTAGTCTTGGCGGAAAATTGTATTTTAAGAATAGTTTCAGACACTGCTAGTAGTGTAGATGCTGTAGTAAGTTACGCTGAAATTATATAAGGAAAAATAAATGAGCAATTATGTTTTTGGAAATGATTCTGCAACATTATTAGGTAACGAACCTAGATATTTCTATGCTCTAAGAAGAACTCAAGATGGTGACTTATATGTTTCAAGAGTTGATCAATTAGACGGTGATACTATAGAAGTAAATAATCCAGGTGATGCAGAAAACAATTACGAAAAATTTACAGTTGGTATTGACTTGCTTAACGGCATTGCTGCCAATAGAGAAAAAATTTATCCTAATTTAAAATTTGATCAATTTCGTTGGGATGATAAATTTTTGAGTTATTACATTAACTCTGACGGAGAACTTGTTGTGAAAATTGGTAAGTCTTATAACTATACCAACAACGTATAAGATAGAAAAAGGATATTAAAATGGCCGAGTTTAAAATAGGTAGATTAAAGTTTGTTTGGAGAGGTGTTTGGACCACTGGGTACGACTATGTTAAAGATGATGTAGTCAGAGTTGGTGGATCGTCTTATGTATGTATTGATGGACATACTTCAGCAGCAGCGTTTGCTACTGATTCAGCAAAATGGGACAAGATGCAGGAAGGTATCTTATTCAAAAGTAGCTGGGCACCGACTACAATTTATGATATTAATGACATTGTTGTTTACGGCGGAATTGGTTATATTGTAACTACTGCGCACACTTCAACTTCTACTTTTGATCCTACTAAATTCCAAACTTTAGTTAAAGGTTTCGATTACAAAACAACTTGGACTGCGGCAGTACTTTATAAATTAAACGATTTAGTTAGATACGGTCCAAACGTCTATCTTTGCACCACTACACATACTAGTACTTCAACATTTGATGATACCAAGTGGAGTTTATTTGTTCCAGGATTAGAATTTGAAGATAGTTGGAGTAATTCTACTGTTTATCAGATTGGTGACATTGTAACTTACGGCGGATACTCTTATATTTCTCTACAAAATCACACTGGACAAACACCAAGTACTGCATCTTCATATTGGGAAATTTTAACTACTGGTTATAAAAATGAGGGAGTATGGTCGGCTGTTTCTGCCTATAGAGTTGGAATGGTCGTACAGTACGGTGGTAACAGCTATGAATGTATTGCAGACAATACTAATCAAGTTCCCACTAACGCTACGTATTGGAAACTGTTAATACAAGGATTAAATTTCTTAGGTAGCTGGACTTCAGGACAAACTTATAGACCAAATGATGTTGTTTCTTATGGTAGCAGCACTTACAGAGTTAAAGTAACCCATACTGCTGATAATACTGGTGCTCTAAGACCAGATCTAGACATTGGTGGTGTTAATTATGGATTATTAGCTGAAGGTGACAGTAACTATGTTACATTGAATCGCGGTGATATGATTGCACGTGGTGCAAGTGCAAACTATAATATTCCGCTTGGTGCTGTAGGAAAAGTATTAAGATCTGATGGAACAGATCCTGTTTGGGAATATTTAAATGTAGTAGATAAAGTTTATTATGTAACCCCAGATGGTGTAGACGCCGCTGGTCGTGGAGATACGCTGGATAGACCTTGGAGAACTATTCGATATGCTTGTCAAAACGTAACAGGCCCGGCAACTATTAATATTAAAACAGGAACTTATGAAGAAATATTACCTATCAGTGTACCTGCAAATGTATCTTTGGTTGGCGATGAATTAAGAACTGTTATAGTAACTCCTGCTTCTGGTTATCAAACCAACAACATGTTCTATTTAAGAAATGGAACTAACCTTAGAAATATTACCATGACAGGTCTAGTTAATACATTAACTGCGCCACTTCCTTCTGGAACTAGAAGAACACAAAATTCATTTGTAAGTTTAGACCCAGGAACAGGACCAACAGACAATACAGTTTGGATTACTTCAAAATCTCCATATGTACAGAACTGTTCATCATTCGGTACTGCTGTGTGCGGTATGAAAGTTGATGGGGATTTACATAACGGCGGTAACAAGTCTATTGTTGCTAACGACTTTACTAACATTATTGACAATGGTATTGGTATTTGGCTTAATGGTAAAGGTAAAGCAGAACTAGTTTCTGTGTTTACTTATTACTGTTACATTGGTTATCTATGTACTAACGGTGGAACTATCCGAGGTGTTAATGGTAACAACTCATACGGTGAGTTTGGAGCAGTATCAGAAGAAGGAGATCCAACTGAGACTCCACAGACTGGTACTGTTAACAATAGAAATAATGAAGCAATTGTTGGTGCAGTATTAGCAGGCGGTAGCGAAATTATAATTTTAGAAATTAAAAATGGCGGTGAATCATATACTAGTGCATCAGTTATAGTGTCTGGAAATGGTGCAGGAGCCAACGTTACTCCTGTATTTGCAGACGATGCTATTTCTAGAGTAGATGTAGGCTTGTCAGGTGCTAATCATAAATTTGCATTAAACAACGCACAAACTGGAACTACTACCACAATAACGTTAGGAGTAACAGACGTAACACCAACAAATGCTTATAACGGAATGAGAATAACAATTGTTGATGGTACTGGTGCAGGACAAACTGGCGTAATCACTGCATATAACGGCGGAACAAAATTAGCAACTGTTGTTAAAGAAGATGGGTCATCAGGATGGGATCATTTAATAGTTGGAACTCCGATAGTTTCCGTATTAGATGAAACTTCTAGATATAGAATTGAACCACGTGTTACCCTAGTAGGTGGTGCAGCTCCTACTACACCTGCAAAATTACGAGCAGTTGTTGAAGCAGGCGAAGTAATTGCTATCCATATATTAGATGGCGGTGCAGGCTATAATACTTCAAATTTACCAGCAGTAGTAATTACTGATCCAAATGCTACAATTTTAGCAACAGCTACGCTATTAGTTAAAGATGGTGCTATCGCTAAATTTAACTATGTTAACAGAGGTATTTCTTATACAACAGCCACTGCTACTATAACTGGTAATGGTTTTGCGGATATTCAACAAACTGGTGGATATTTATTTGTAGACGGATTATCACAAATACCTAGAGGCGGTAGCAATATTATTCTAACTGGGCAAGCGACAACTTATAGAGTTGTTGCTATAACAGACGTCGCAGGAACCTCTCCAAATATTAGCGGAAGAATTAGAATTAGTCCTTATATTTCTACAGCACCAGCACATGGGTCAACTGTTACTATAACTGAAAAATATTCTAATGTTAGACTTACTGGACATGATTTCTTAAACATTGGTACTGGCGGGGTTTCTACAACAAACTATCCAAATTTACCAACACAGAATCCAGATCAAGCAGACGAAGTTATTGAATATAACGGCGGTCGTGTGTTCTACACCAGTACTGACCAAGATGGTAACTTTAGAGTTGGTGAATTATTTAGAGTTGAACAGGCCACTGGTATTGCCACATTGAATGCTGATGCGTTTAATTTGAGCGGTTTGAATGAATTACAATTAGGGTCTGTAGCACTAGGTGGGACAGGCGTAAGCATTAGAGAATTCAGTGCTGATCCATTGTTAACTGCTAACAGTGACGCTATTGTGCCAACACAAAAAGCAATTAAAACTTTCGTAGAAAATATTATTGGTGCTGGCGGTTCTAATATTAGTGCAACAAGTTTAACATTAGGCGGTATGGTAATATCAAATAATACTATACAGTCCTCAGGCGATAATGACTTGGTATTAGATACTACTGGGTCAGGTAAGGTTGTAGTATTCAATAAAATACCCACCACATCAGTAGCACCAACATTAGGAACACATTTAACAAATAAAACCTATACTGATTATACATATGCTCCAACTGTTCAAGGTGTATCTTTAGATATTAGTACTGGAAGAATTTCTTATGTAGAGGAACACGGAGACAGTGTTAATACTATAGGCCAGGATTCAAATTCTAAAAATTATAGATATGAAACATTTATTGGACAATTGAGATCCAACATGTCAATTGACAACAACGGACATTTGATAATTACATTATAAAAATAAGGAACAAAGATGACAATTACTGCATTAGGATCAACAAGATTCGTCAAAAAAGGAGTCTATAGTGGGACTGCTGAATATCAAAAAGACGATGTTGTACTTTATAACGGTGCGTGGTACCTATGTACAGCTAACGCGGTAGCAGGAACGCTACCAACTAACACTAGTTTTTTCACTGTTTGGCAAAATCTTTGGAATTGGAAAGGTCAGCATAATAATACATCTACTGTGTACGCAGTCGGAGACGTAGTTTATTATTTGGCAGATTATACTACCGGTTCTACCAATGCAGGTACTTTTACTAGAAAAGCTAGAAACGTTTATAGATGTATCCAAGCACATACTAGTGATGGCACCAATACATTCAAACCAATCAACACCACATATTGGCAACCTATCAGCTTAGCCAACTATAATGATGGATCAGTCAACGTTTCCACAGCAACAATCACTGAGAAATGGGGTGTAATTGGTAACAGTCCAGACAAATTATCAAAGTTTCCTAACGAAGGAAGAGTCGGCGAAACTGTGGATTGCCTATTATTGGGAACTAATAAGAATCAAGCATTTACGTATGATTGGTCTTGTTTTATTACAGAATCTGGACAAATACGTGTTTGGGGTCGAGGCAGTAACAGTTGTACATTCATTTTTACTGGTAATGGAACATCTGTTGGACCAGCAGCAGCCGTGCCAAGTTTTTTCTTCCATGACTTTTTTAGATCAACATCAAATGGCGGAGCAGGTGTTCATTCTACTCCTGACGGCAAACATCCAAGATGCATACAACTTGAAACTGGTTATGATTGGTGGGTAGCACTATTCAATAATGGTGAAGTGTACACTGGAGGTTATGGTGGTAATGGAGAAATGGGCAACAGAGCAACTACTAATAGATGGATCTCTAGAGTAGGCGGAACCTACACTGAAGTTGCAGTGGCCACAAACAGCACCACACATCTTTTTAGAGATGTTAGGATATCAATGATCGCTGCTTCAGGTGGTGAAAGAGGAGCATCGTCACATCATGTATTAGCGTTAGATGAAGATGGCCAAGTATGGAGTTGGGGCTATAATGCCTACGGACAGTTGGGGGATAACAGTGTTACTTCTAGAAGTATTCCAACGTTGATACCCAAAGCACAGTTTGGTTTGACTTCTGGTCAAAAAGTTGTTGCTATTTGGGCAGGTGGTGGTGAATATGGATATAGTTTTGCATTAACTGATCAGAATAAATTATTTGCCTGGGGTTATAATAACTACGGACATTTAGGTTTAGGAGTTACCAGTACTAACGTGCGTGTTCCTACAGAAGTAACAACACAAACATGGACCACTGCGGCAGCAGGAACTATTAAAAAGTTAGTTACAGCAGACAGCAATACTACACAATATTCTACTACAGCAATTTTGACCAGTAAAGGGGCAATTTATTGTGCAGGATATAATGGATCAGGTCACATGATGAAAGGTGATACTGCGCAAGCTAACTCTTTCTTAGTATGTACTTCAGGACCAGGAGCAACAAATACTGCTAAAGATGTTTTCTTAACTAATGGAAACGCAGCCAGTATGTTTGTTATAGATAATACAAATAGATTATTTGCTGCAGGTGCTAATAATGGCGGACAATTGGGAATTGCAGGCACCAATGCAAATTACACTGCTTCTCAATCGTGTCAAAAATCAGTAAATGGTGTAATGAGCAATATGACCAATGTTAAAACTCTTACTGCATTAGGCGGCGGCAATGGAACAAACACATCAGTAATTGTTACCACTAATGATGGGTGGTCTTATGGCGCAGGCTATAACGGATACGGCCAATTAAGCATGGGTTGGCAAGCAGCATATCATTATACTACTACAGATACTGCTAAAGAAAACACAGGACAACGTGGATTTAATATGGTAAAAATGCCTCCGGCATTAGCAGGCAAGGTTGCTGAAGTTTGGTTTACTGGATATACTGACGGCACTGCTACTAACTATGGAACCCCAATTTGGGTGAGTACTACTGGCATGCCGTATCAAGCAGGGTATAATGCAGCTTGGAGTATTTCAGGACACAATAACGGTGCCCATAGAAATATTATGACCCCGATATCATTATCTTAAAAGGATTAAAAAATGGCAATTTTAGATTTAGGTAAAATTAAATTATATTGGAAAGGTGCTTGGACTACTGGCACTAATTATGAGCAAGATGATATAGTTTATCACAATGGCAACGTCTACATTTGTAGTCAAACTCATACAGCATCTACTAACGGAGAAGGTCTTAATAGATTAGCTCCAGGAGAAAAACTTAGGACTTCTGCATATGGTGCGCAGTATGATGCTGAAAAAGAATCAGTAGTTTATTTTGTTACTAAACAAACGGGAAAATTTTATTTGAATGGTAGATTAACACCAAACATAAGATTAGATAAAGCCCAACGTTATAGATTTTATGTATACGATACTTCTATGTCAGGTGTTAATTTTAGATTTTCTACTTCTTTAGACGGAACCACATATTCAACTGGAGTAGTTACTGAAGGAACCCCAGGGCTTCCAGGAGCGTATGTTGAAATAACAGTTCCTTTAGATGCACCTGCTTTACTGTATTATAAACAAGATGGCACATCAGGAGTAGCAAATTCAGCTACAGTCACAGTTAACAATATTTGGCAAGGTTTTGATTATTGGGAAAAAGTTACACAAGGCATGAAATGGGCCGGAATTTGGTCCAATGCTACTCAGTACTATAGAAACGATATTGTTTCGTGGGACGGTAGTTTATATTATGCAATGGCAGACAATCAAAATGAAATACCAAATATTATACAGGCTAGTAGAAGTGCTTTTACTGATTGGACTGGAAAACAGACTGACTTAAGAAACAACTTTGTGTGGTTTCCACTGTCAACTACTTCCAGAGCAAGAAGAAAAGATTTAGCAATGTGGCTACCAAATCAAGGTCCCATTAATTGGCCATATCTTCATAATGATGACAACAATTCTGCGGCATATCGAAAATCTTATTACATATCTAATGCAGGTAGAGTTTATGCCACTGGAGGTGGTACATCAGAAAATAGGGGACTAGTCAATACTGGTACTGGTACATCATACATGACAGAATTAGTTTTTAAATGGTATGATTGGCACAGATCTAGAGATTCTGTCAATGCAGACGGATTTAAATTGCCAAGATTTGAAGAAGGTCAAGACATTGCTGACGGACACGGGAAATTATACAATAGATCCGGTCTGCCGCCAAAATGTATCCAAATAGAAAGTAACTATGATGCTACATATTTCTTGTTCGATAACGGAGAACTATGGCAGATAGGTTATAATGGTCATGGTCAAGCTGGATATGGAAGAACTGGAAATAATAGTAGACCAGTAAGAGTACAAAATCTACATGACAGAAAAATAATTAAAGTATCAATTAGTAAGGGCTTCGAAACATCTGCTCATCATGCCATAGCATTAGATGATGAAGGAGCAGTTTGGGTTTGGGGATACAATGCTTACGGTCAGTGCGGTAATGGAACTACAGAAAATGTCTACTCTCCAAGACAGCTTCCTCAAGAATACTTTGGAAATGAAAAAATAATAGATATTTTGGCCACCGGTCAAGAATATGGTTCATGTTATGTTAGAACTGAAAGTAATTTCTTTTATTCATGGGGATATAATGGTGTAGGACAATTAGCTGTAGGCGATACTACTAATAGATATACACCTGTAAAAATAACTTCTTTCAGCCCGACCGCTAACGGAGGGGTACTGAAATTCTCTATGAGCGGTACTTCCAGTGGATCATTCCATATTTTAGATGGTAATGGTTATATGTGGCATGCAGGATATAATGGATACGGCACAGCATTGAACGCCACTACCACAAATAATACTACCTTGGTAAGAAGTACTCTAGCACCAACAGCAGGCGCAACAGTTAATTTTTGGGCAGCATGTCCAGGAGGCTATCATAATGTGTTTTTGAGAACTTCAAATGGTAATAC